TTAATAACAATATATAAAACAAAACACAGAAAGGAGGTGAGCGCGATGGCGAGTTTGGTGGCGAAAGCGCGCATGTCGGCCCTGAAGACGCAGGAAGAGTTCGCTGCGATGATGGGCACAACGCCGACCACTCTGTGCAAGTGGGAGAACAACCCTGACGAATGGTTTACGCCAGCGAAGCTCAAGAAGTACTACGAAGCCGTCGGCACTGACGGCAAGGAGTACATCAAGCGATACGTCGCTTCTTTTTTTTAGCTAAGCTTACCAAATTAAAATTGGTAACGAAAAGAGGAAGGAACCCACCATGAACGAGAAGCATTTCGCCGAGAAGGCAGCCGCCTACGAAGCCGAGGCCAAGGAGCTTGAGGCCGCGGCCATCATGAAAGCCAAGTACGCAATCTCCGTCATCGAGGAAGGCGATTTCAAGTTCGCGGCTCGCTTGCTGTACGAGGCGGCGGGCGATGCGAACGGCGCGGGCATCGACATCGCGAGGATGAACGACATGGCCGCCCTGGCCGAAGCGTAGGAAGGAACCCACCATGACCCCCGAGCAAGCACGAATTCACACCGAGCACTTCGACGAGCTGGCAAGGGAGAAGCGATCCCGCGCGATCGACTCCGCCAACGCCGCGTTCCGAGCATTGGCCGCCGACGAGCTTGAAGACGCCCGCGAGTACTTCATCGCGGCCATCAAGCAAATCGACGATGCGCTGGTGGTCAAGGGTAAGGCCGCGCTGATGCGCGACGTTTCGAAGGCTCTTTAGGCACACGACAGGAAGGAAACCGACATGAGCAACTACATGAGCATTCAGGACGGCGCCGTCAAGCGCGAAATCGCCCGGGCGATGGGCGAGGCGCTTCTCAAGCGCAATGGCTACGAAATCCTGCAGGGATGCTTCGACTGGAGCGAGCTGCACAGCTTCATCGTGGCCCGCGACCCAGAGGACGGCGCGCTGGTGCTCGCCGAATGCCACCTGGTCGACGAGTTCGAGAGCGAGGGGCTGACGAACCGCTGCGTGTGCGAGCGCGCGGCCTACGACTGGCTGTACATCAACCCCGACACGGCCGACTCGGCCCTCAGGTTCGACGAGATTCAGGTGCGCCAGATCGGCGACAGCGGGAAGGGTTTCCTGAAGCATGTCATCAACGTGCTTGGGAAGAGCGCGTAACCCGCCTGTGACCGCGCCGTTACCCTGGCGACGACGGGGCGGCCGGTTTTGGTCAAGACCCGTGCGGCGGCGGTCAGCGGTCCGCAACCGTCCGGGGCGCAGAATGCCGCCAAGTGCCGAAGAGGAAGGAGCAAAGCATGGAATTCTCACCGAACCGAAAGCTCGTGAGCGATGGATTCCCGGCGCACGTGACCCCGCGCGAGCTGGCCGACATCACGGGCGGCAGCGAGGCGTGCATCCGCCGCATGTGCGAGCGCGGCGACCTGCCTGCCTACAAGCAGGGCAAGCGCTGGTACATCAACCGCGTACGACTGATGGGGGCCGCGCTGTGAAGCCGTGGAGCCGCAGGGAAGACCAGATTCTGCGCGAGTTCGGCGACCGCGGCGCGAAGTACTGCCAGCAGCTCATTGCCCGCCGGTGCAAGGTCACGCGCACGGTCCATTCGGTCGAGAACAGGGCGAGCCGCATCGGCGTTTCGCTGTACCCGGCGCAGACGTGCCCGCAATGCGGCCGCAGGGTCGCAAGGCTTCGCCAGACCACGGGCCTGTGCGATCTGTGCCACGAGCGCAGCTTCGTGCCCGCCGTGAAGCAGCGCAGCGAGGCCATGAGGGAAGTCGCCAAATCGGAGTGCGACCCCGAGTACCGAGAGGCCGTGGCCGAGGCGAAGCGCGAGAGGTGGCGCCGCCGCAAGGCCGACCAGCGCCGCCGAAAGCGCGTGGAGGATTTGTAAAGTTGGGAATGAACTTGGGAATACCCAGGTCAGAAGCCCGAAGTTTTTCGAACTTTTTTAGGAAGGGCAGGAATGAGCAACGAAAAGGAAATGACCCCGAAGCAGTTGCTGGAACGCATGAACATGACCATGAAGACGGCGAACTGCTACCTGGCAAACCTCGCGTTCAACGCGGCGGGGCTTCAGGCGGATGACTTGAAGAAGCACAGGAACAATCTCATCGACAGCGCGATTCTGCTGCAGGACCAGGTGAGCGAGTTCTTGGAGGACTACGCAGAGCCTGAAGAGGTGTTCGACCGCCGACGGGCGCTCGAGGAGGAAACCGCGCGAATCAGGAAGATGTCGGCGTTCATGAAGATGGTGTTCGAAAACGGAAGGAACGGCCATGAAAAGCAATAACGCGCCCAGCGATTGGAACCCGACGGGCGCGGCTCAAGTAAGCGCCAGCGATTCTACCACGCTGGCGGACGATTTGAAATTCGCGCTCAGGGCGATGGGCCTGCGCGAGGAGTTCGCGGGCATGGGGCCTGGCGAATTCGCCTTGGCGCTGTTCGGCGGCGCGATAGTGACCCTGGGATGCCTGCTGCTGTGCCTGGGGGCCTGATGCAGAGCTTCGAGGTGCCCGGGCGGTTCCCGAGCCTGAACGACTACCTGCGCATCAGGAACCCGAGGCAGCGGGCCGCGCTGAAGAGGGAGCTCGACCACCGCGTGGCCTGGGCGGCCAAGGAGGCGGGCGTACGCCCCGTGAAGCGGTTCATGGTGCGCGTTGTGTGGTTCGAGCCGAACGCCCGCCGCGATTGGGACAACGTGCGCAGCGGAATCAAGTTCGTGCTCGACGGCCTGAAGAAGGCCGGGATTATCAAGGACGACTCGCAACGTTACCTGCTCGATACCGACGACGGCTATGGGCACGACAAGAGCAACCCGCACATTCTGGTGCAGATATACGAGGAAGGAGATCCGACATGGCGAAAAAGAGCATGACGAAGGTCCAGCAGTTGGGCGTGCTGACCGCGCTGCAGAATATGGTCAAAAAGAAGACCGACGAGCTCCGCTCCGAGGTTTATGAAGAAATGTCGACCGGCTACAAGAAAGGCGAGGGCACCGAACGCAAGGGCGTCGTGCTCGATGGCGACGAAGTCGGAAAGGTAACGCTCCGTGTCGACAAGAAGGGCTGGGAGGTTACCGACCCCATCGAGTTCGAGGCATTCATGAACGACAACGGGCAGATGGAAGAGCATTGGACGCTCAAGCCGGAGTACGTGGTCGAAGCCAGGGCGCGCCTCAAGGAATACCCGTGGATGTTCGACTGCGAGCTGAAGCCAAAGGAAGAGTTCACGAAGCTGTTCGAGAAATGCGGCGACACGGTGATCGTGGCAGGAACGGACGCCGTCGTTCCCGGTGTGTCGCCGTGCAAGGCGAAGCCGATGGGCATCACGGTTACGGGCTGCAAGCCGCAGCAGGTGGCCCCCATCGTTGCCCGCATCGGAGGCCTAGACGCGATGCTGCTTGGGGATGGTTCGAATGAGTAGCCGCAAAGAGGTCAACGACCGCCTGACGCGTACCAACATCAAGGGCCGCCAGTACATCGACGTGGCCCAGCGCATCCAGGGCTTCTGGGAGCTTTACCCGCAGGGCCGCATCGTCACCGAGATGGTTGCCGACGACGGCAAGCGCTGCGTGTTCAAGGCCGAGGCCTACGACATGGCCGAGGGCGGCGCTGGGCTGCTCGCGACGGGCCATGCCTACGAGGTCAACAGCGGGCGCGGCGTGAACGCCACCAGCTACATCGAGAACTGCGAGACATCCGCAGTGGGCCGCGCCCTGGGGATGCTGGGCATCGGCTCGACAGATTCCATCGCGAGCGCGGACGAGGTGATGAATGCGCAGCAACGACAGGCCCAGGCCGCCAAAACCGCCCCGAAGCCCCAGCAGCAAGACCCCCTGAAGCCCGCCAAGGCCCGCCTGTGGCACGCGCTGCAGAACTACGCGGCGGCGCACGGCGGAATCGCCGACCAGCTTTTGGAAGGCGTGAGGAGCCGCCCAGACGCCCGCATGGACGACCCCGAGTGGCTGGAAGACGTAGCGTCCGAGTTCGAGGCGGCGGCATAAATGGGTGCGTTCACGCTGCAGCAGGAGATCGAGGAGTACGGCGGCCTGCTTGATACCGCGCTCGACGAGTGCAAGCGGCGCGGCGACGCCTGCGCCGTTGCCGAGGCCGAGTACTACAGCGTCAAGGCCCGTGCCGTGATGGGGATGAAGGCCGACGGCTGCCAGGCGACGCTGATTCCCCTGATCGTCAAAGGCCTACCCGAGGTGAATGAGGCGCTTGAGAAATGGCGGCGGTTGGAAGTTGCCTACGACAACGCCAAGGAAGACCGCAACGTCTTCAAGAAGAAGTACGACTTCACGCGTGAGCAGTACCAGCGCGAATGGACACAGGCGGGGATGCAGCGATGAGCCAGTGTGACGAGATCCTATCCCATCTGCGCAACCGTGGCCCGCTCACGGGGGCCGAGGCCTACCGGCTGTACGGGTGCATGAGGCTCCCCGCCAGGGTGAGCGACCTGCGCGACAAGGGATACCCCATCAGGCGGCGCATGGTGACCGTCGAGAACCGCCACGGCAGGCCCGTGGGCGTTGCCGAATACTACATGGAAGGAAATGTGAAATGAGCATCAACAAGGTTTTGATTACTGGAAATTTGACCCGCGACCCCGAGCTCCGCGAAACCCAGAGCGGCTTCCAGGTGCTCAACTTCGGCGTGGCGGTGAACGACTGCCGCAAGAACAACCAGACGGGCCAGTGGGAAGATTACGCGAACTTCGTAGATTGCACGATGTTCGGCAACCGCGCCGCAAGCGTGTCTCGCTTCTTGAGCAAGGGCAGCAAGGTCGCTATCGAGGGTAAATTGCGATGGTCGCAGTGGGAGACCCAGGACGGCGGCAAGCGCAGCAAGCTCGAAGTCGTTGTGGACGAGCTGGAATTCATGAGCCGCAACGAGAACGGCTCTCAGGGCCAGGCGTACGGTCGCGGGGAAGTTGCACATCCCGCCATGGAAGCGGTTCCCTACGACGACGAGATTCCGTTCTAGGGGGGGGACCACATGACCCAGGAACATATCGGCACGAAATCGATGGCCGAAGCGCGCGCCGGCGTGAAGACCTTGGCCGAAGTCATGTACGAGCGTGCGCTTGACGCTTTCGGCAAGGACCGCATCGATAAGGCGTACGGCTACGCCCTGAAAGACATCGAGATGGCTGCAGGCCAAGGAAAGACAAAGGTCTGTCTGCACCAGAGAATAGGCCTTCCCTACGATGGCCCGATGTACCGCGAAATCGTGAAGCGTCTCGAAGAGAACGGTTTCAAGGTCGCGTATCGCGATACGTACGACCCCGTGAAGAAATTCAACGGCGCGGTCTATGTGATGTGGTAGCCATGAAGTCGAACGCATTCACATTCCAGGCGAAGTACGCCGATGCGCTGAAGGGGCTTCCCGAGGAGGCGCAGGCGGAGTTCGCGCTGGCGATTATCAACTACGGGTGCTACGGCGAGGAGCCGTGCTTCAAGACCCCGTACCTCTACGCGTTGTTCACCCTTGCCCGCGAGGATATCGACTACAGCGTGAAGAGCCGAGCCAACGGCTCGAAGGGTGGTTCGAAGTCCTCAAAGGCGAAAGCCGAGACCCCTTCCGAGCAATCGGGAACCCCCCTTGCGGAAACCGATAACCACCCTTGCGAAGTTTCGCAACCCCCCTTAGACGGTTGCGATAACCCCCCTTGCGAGGTTTCGGCAACCCCCCTTGCGGAAGGGTCGCAACCCCCCTTGGACGAAAACGGTAACCCAATACATAGCATAGCAATACATAGCAAAGCAAAGCATAGCAGTACAGAGCAGGTAGGTAGCCCGCGCATGACGCGGCCCAGTGCGAGCAGGGTCGAGGCGTTCATGGCTGGGTATGCCGCCGAGAAGGGCATCTCACTCAGCGCCGCCCGCATCCGCGACGAGGCCGAATCGTTCGTGGATTTCTACGCCTCGAAGGGCTGGAAGGTCGGGAAGGCCCCGATGAAGGACTGGCGGGCCGCCGCGCGGCGATGGATTCGCGACAAGGGCGGCCAGGGCATGAAGGGAGGCGGCGATGCAGACTTTAGCCGATTCGGTTAGCCCGCTCGTAGCCCGCATCCAGGCGATGCGCGACTCGGTGACGCCCGAGCGCCAGGCCGAGATCGACGCGGAGCTCAAGGCCGAGGCTGACCGCGAGAAGCGCCGCCGCATCGTCGCCGTGGGCATGCCGAGCATCTTCGAGCGCACCCCGTTCGAGGCGGCCCCGAAGCGGGCCAGGGATTGGGCGCGCCGCTGCTGGAAGGGCGAGAGCCGCAATCTGGTGCTGGTGGGCGACTCCGGCGACGGCAAGACCGAGGCGGCCTGCGCGCTGCTGGTGGCGATGGCGCCGCACATGGCGTGCCGCTTCGCCACGTTCGGCGACGTGCTGCGCTCGGTGCGCGACACCTACGGCGGCCAGGGCAGCGAATCCCGCGCCCTGTCGCAGTGGGCGGGCTGCAAGGTGCTGTGCCTCGACGACCTGGGCAAGGAACGCCCGACGCCCGACGCGCTCGACAAGCTGTTCGCGCTGGTCGACATGCGCTACCGCAGCGGCAAGCCGACCATCTTCACCAGCCAGTACGCCAGCCCCTCAGAACTTGGCCACAGGCTGATGGCGCAGGGCGGCGACGCCGAGACGGCCCAGGCGATCGTGCGGCGCGTCTACGGCATGGGCGAGTACCGGGCGGAGGTGGTGTCATGTTCCTGACGTACGACCGGGCCACGCTCAAGGGCCGCACCGTGCGGGCGTTCTCGATGCTCGGCAAGCCGTGCGTCGGGGCGCGCTACCTGGGTCCTGGCGACGCCCACGTGCTCGACCCCGATGCGAAGTGCGTGGTGTGCGGCCGCCTGGCGTGCAACGCTCACCACGAGCCGCCGAAGGGCATGGGCGGCGGGGCGTTCAGCATGGACACGCCCAAGGGCCCCATCGAGCTGCGGCCGCCGCTGCTGGCGGTGTGCGGCTTCGGGAACTCGCAGGGCTGCCACGGCGGCATGCACTCCAAGGCGGTGAAGGTTCGCTGGGAGTGGGACAAGGAGATTTACGAGCGGCACTGGCTCGAAGGCAGGTTCCGCCCCGAGTGGTACCGCAACGACCCCGTGCTGTTCGCTATGGGGCGGTACGTGATCGATCTCGACGGATGCGAAAAGGAGGTCCGGCCATGATTTCGAACGACGATCTGGAGCAGCTCGTGAACGAGTACGCGCTCCACTGCGGCGGCCCAGGCGACGAGAAGTGCGAGTCGTGCCCGTGGAACAGCGAGGCGAACGACGTGACGTGCGCCGCGTACGTCATCGACGCAAGCCGCCATCCCGAGCTGTACGAGGTGCGCGACGGGCTCGTAGAGCCTGTTTTCGGCGGCAAGTCGAGCGACGAGGAGCGTTTCCCCACGCCGCCAGAAATCACGCCGCAGATGAAGCGACAGGCGCTCATACGCGGCATCTTCGAGCGTCCCGAGAAGTGGCGCTATCCCGTGCGCCACATCGGCGACGGCGACTGCGTGCAGCGCGTGTGCTTCGACGCCAAGGGCGAGGAATGCGGCACCGAGACGGTTTCGGGCATCGAGGCCAAGGCCGAGCTGTACGAGGGCCTGTACCACGGCGTCAAGCCCGTGTTCCAGGATGGCAAGGCCGTGGGCCTCGAAGACGAGACGGGGCGCGTCGAGTTCTGGCTGTGCGACGAGTGCACGTACGCCGAATGGTTGGCGGCCTCGTGAGCCGGTTCTATTGGGCGCTGAGCGTCGTCTGGTGCGCGCTGATGGCGGGCTGGATGATTGCCGGCGAGGATTGGCGCTTCGAATGCGTCATGGGCACGCTCTGCCTAGTTCTGACCAGGCTTTACGAAGAACGATAGGAAGGAAAGACATGAAAATCGAGGAGCATATCGGCTGGGCCGACATGATGGTTTACACGCACGAATGTCCGAAATGCGGAACCGAGTCCGACGTGCATATCGGCGAGGACGCGGACGCGACGGAGAAGCCGCGATACTGCCCAGCGTGCGGCGAGCCAATCGTCCGAATGGCAATCGAGGCCGTGTGCGCCGCCGACCAGATGCCGACGCGCGCACACGAGCACGACGCGGGAGCCGACCTCCGCGCGAGCGAGTGGCACTTCATCGGAAGCGGGCAATTCGCCACGGTGCCGACGGGCGTGCGCGTGAGCATCCCCGAGGGCTGCTTCGGCCTGCTGGCGGCGCGGAGCTCGCTTTGCAAGCGCGGGCTGCTCATGGCGAACGGCGTCGGCATCATCGACGCGGGATTCACTGGCGAAATTAAGGTGCCGCTCTACAACGCGGGGAACACGCCGAGCAACGTGCTTGCGGGCGAGCGTATCGCGCAGCTGGTCGTCGTCCCGTGCGAGCTGCCGACATTTCGACGGGTGGACAAATTGGAAGAGACGGAGCGCGGCGAGGGCGGATTCGGAAGCACGGGGGTTGAGTGATGAAAGAATTGAAAAGCGGTATCGAGCACCTCAAGCAGGCGAAAGCGCACATGAGCAAGGCGAACGGCATCATGAGTGACCACATCTCGAAGCTCAAGGAGCTCGAAGAGGAAAACGCCGAGCTGAAGGCGGAGCTCGACGATTGGAAGGGCAACGCCGAGGGCTTCCAGCCTGACGAGTACATGAAGCTGCCGCTCGATGCCGGCGGGAAGCCTATTCGAATCGGCGACGTGCTTTATCTGCCGGATTCGCCAGGCTCAATCGTCGTGAGTGGCTATGAGCGCTCGACATGCAGCGACGAGGTCTACTGCATAGGCTACCAAGACGGTCGCAAGAGCCACTTCTGTCCGAAGCTTTGGACGCATAAGCAGCCAGGGCCAGCCGACAGCTGGGAGAAGCTGGAAGAGGACGCCGCGAAAGAAGTTTGCGCGTATGCGGGCGCACCTTTCAGCATCGTGGACCAAGATAGGTATAGCTGCACCGGCTGCCGTTTCGACGACTGCTCTAGCCGCAAAACGAGCTGCTGGCTCCAAATGAACAGCGAGCTCATGGCTCGCGCCAAGAAGCTCGCTGGCATCGAAGAGGAGGCGCAGCGATGAGGGTCGAGCATCCTGACACGTTCAGGTGCGACATTTGCGGTAGAGAGGTCGAGCACGCAGAGAGCGTCACCGTGCCGGTCCTATGGAAAACCGAGCAAAACGAGGGAAGGCCGTGCGAGTCATACATCGCATGCGAGCGGCTTGACCTATGCGAAGAATGCTTGCATAGCGTCTTGGCCATCGAAGCCATCGGCTGCATGGGGAACAACACGTTCAGTCTGATAGAGCTTAGCAAGGAGAAGGAACGATGAGCGATAGCTTCGAGGAGACCGTAAAGAGGGAGGTGCGGAATGGCTAGCGACTTCAACCGCCGCGAGGCAACCGCCGAGCTTTCCGCGAAGGCACTCAAGCGGCTGAGAAAGGAGTTCAATCTGGTGTCGAGAGAGGTGTGGGTCGACGGCAGCCATAGAGTCGACTTCGTTGCCTATCGCCTCGGAACCGGCTACATGAACGCCTCAGCCGAGCGCGGCACGTTCTGCTTCGTCGAGGTCAAGTCATGCATGGATGATTTCACGAGCGGACACGGGCGAACGTTCGAAGGCGACGAGAATTGGCTCGTGTGCCCGAGGAAGCTTGCCGACGAGCTGCATGAGAAGCTTCAGCTCCCGAGGAACTGCAAGGTGCTTTGCCCCGATGCCGCAGGCAACCTGCGCGTCGCGTACGACACCAGCGACCGCTGGCAAAGCTTCAGGAAGCTTTCGACCGCAGCGTTGCTGCTCCAAATGGTGTTGGACAGCGCCGAGTCGTGGCGCACGTCACGTGAAGTTTTTTACGAGGAGGCTCGGAATGATTAGCGACGAAGAGCGCAAAGAGATTGCGCAAGAGCTTCGCCATTACGCGGTGTATGCCGACGGCGATACGCTGTCAGGATGGTGGGCCAGGCTGCAATCCATCGCCACTGGCGAGGACGACTTCCCCGACCCGCGCTCGCTGTTCATGCGCCTTGCTGGGCTGATTGACCGCGCGGAGGTGGACGATGATTAGCGACAAGAAGCGGCGGGAAGTCGCGGATAAGATGAGGGGATACGACGTTGCCGAGTTCAAAGAATCGGCAATAGTGCCGTTCCTGGAATGCCTTGGGCATGGCTATACGAACTGGCGAGGAATCCTCGACGAACTTGCCGACCTCATCGACCGCCCTACCTGCCACCTCGTCAAGGACGAGGACGGGCGCACGATTTGCTCCGAATGTGAAGGAACTGCGCTTGGCAAGCTTGATGCGGTGTACTGCCCGGAATGCGGAGCGGAGGTGGTTCGAGATGGCGATTAGCAATGCCGAGCGCCGAGAGGTGGCGGCGAAGCTCTCGGGCGAGGCCCAAGCATGGAGGGACACGTTCCCCGATGAAGCATGCGACCTTGGCGACACATCGGCCCTGATGCAGGACTTGTGCTACTTCGCGGGACTTCGCGGGGATGTGGCGTGCGGCGACATCTTCCAGCGCTTCGCAGACCTTATCGACCGCCCGAAGGCGAAGCGCGAGGACGCTGGCAATTACTGGCGGTGTGGACATTGCGGAGCATTCAGCCGCAAGGACGCTGTAACCGACTGCTGCGGCGTGATTCCGTCGCGCTGCTGTGGGAACTGCGGAAGGGAGTGGGAGCGATGAGATTCGAGATTACCGAGGTGCACGTGGTCGACATTCCAGACGACGAGTGCCGCGAGATGGAAGACCCAATCGAGGAAATCAAGGACAACGCGCCATGGTTCATCAGCCAATACGGGAGCGATGGATGGTGCGAGGAGGTGAGCCAGCTTGGCGGGCCGTTCTAAGCCGAGCTGGATACGAAAGGGGGCAACGGAATGAACCTAGAAGATTTCTTCATTTCGGAATACGAAAAGCTCAAGGAAGAGAATGGTCAGCTCAAGGAGCAAGTGGCCGAGCTTTCCAAGCCGAAAGGCGCGGCAGGCTTGCTCGACGCGCGAGTCGTCTCAACCGAGGTCGATGCGGTGAAGGTCACCATCGCGAGCAGCTACACGCTCCGCGAGTACACCTTCAAAGGCAAGCCGTCCTCGTACATCGAGGAGAAGAAGGCCGACATCGACAACGCCGAAAATTGGCGCTCGGGCGGATACGAGAGGCCGTTTGCCATCTCGCGGAAGACCTTCGCGATGCTCATCGAGGTGAAGACGATCGGCAATGTTTGCAGGTTCCTGGTGGACAACAACTGCAAGCTCGAAGAGCTCGGCGACATGGAGCAGGGTGAGTGGTGCCTCGCGGAGCAGGAGGCGGAGCTTGTCGAGGATGCGAAGAAGGTGCTCCTCGAAGAGATGGACGATGCAATCAAGCGCCTGAAGGGCAAAGAGGCGAAGGAGGCCTCCGATGACTAGGAACCGCCTGTTTGGAACCAAAGCGGATCAGGTCATCGTCGACGAGATCGCAGACATGCAGACGACGGTGCTCGACCTCACCGAGACCACGCGGACGGTGCACGGCGAAGAGGTTCGCGGATGGGAATGCCGAGAGTGCGGCCAGTCGTGCGAGGAGATGTACGGCGGGTACGAGTTTTGCCCGCATTGCGGGAGAAAGGTGGCCAAATGACCCGCCGCAACCCTCAGAACCCCCGCAGGATGGTCAAAGTCGGCAACGTCACCTACCAATCGAGGAGGAGCGCCGCGAGGGCCCTGGGGTGCCTCTGCAGCGAGGTATCCAGGGCCGCCAAGTGCGGCGGCGAGATACGCGGGAAGAGGGTAGAGTACGAGGACGGAAGATGATCGTTTACGGAAACCGCAAGGACGGTAGCAAGAGCCCCACGGTGCAGGAGCCGTACGAGCCGGGCGCGAAGCGGGAGCCGCCCAGGGAGAGGCTGCCGCGCTGGTGCCTGGTCGACGGGAAGGAGTATCCGACGATAACGGCTGCAGCTAAGGCGATGGGATGGAGCCGGTCGCGATTGAGCTGGGCGCTGAAGCGGGGAATGACGGAGCTCGACGGCCATTCCATCGCGCTGTCGAATAAGGCCAGCTTCATCTCGATGCCGAACAGCTCGCCGATGATAATCGGGGGCGTGAAGTACTGGAGCATCGCGCAGGCAGCGAGGGAGACGGGCATCACGAAGGGAAAGATTTGCAGCGCGAGGCGCAGGAATGCGAAAGAGGTTAGCGGGATGCCCGCCGTGTGGCTGTAAAAAAACCTGGCCGGAATCGCAAAAAGTGGTTATGTCCTGTTATAGGACATAGTATAATTGGAGGCACAGCGAGGGCATAGGGCAATCGCGAAACCTGAAGGGACGAAACCATGGAAACCAAGACTTTCACCAAAGAGGAAATCCTCGAGCTCAACGCCAAGCGCAAGACCCCGTGCATCACGGAAAGCGGAGGGTGCTTCGTGGTCAAGAGGCTGCGCATCTTCGCCGACAGCATCGGCTGCTCCATCCAAAGCGCGAAGGACGTGAACGTCTTCGCCACCGAGCGCGAGGCCCGCGAATGGGTCGCGAAGATGGCGAAGCGCTTCGACGATGCGTGCTCGGCCGAGAAGTTCTGCGACATCGTGGAATGGCGAAACATCTACCTCGACTAACGGAGGGCGGCGGGGCTTCGGCCCCGCTCCAAGCGGAAGCAACCAGGAAGGAAGAGCATCATGGAAAAACAGGCATGGAGCACCAAGGCGGACGCAATCAACCAGGCCATCTTGCCAGCGCTGGGCGAGTTCGCCGCCGATTACGATATCGACGCCATCGCGGACGAGTACCTTGAATGGAATGGCCGCGAGTTCGTTCCCGCAGTCTTGGCGCAGAACCCCGACATGTCCGAAGAGGACATGACAGACGAGCTCGCCTCCGCCTTCTGGGAAATCGCGACCGACCACGACTTGAAGGCCTAGCGATGAGAACGCATGCGGAATTCCGCGCCCGCCGCGAGGCCATCGGCCTGTCGCAGCGCGACGTGGCCGACGCCATGGGCGTGCAGGAGCGCAGCGCGCGCAGATGGGAGGCACCGGGGAACTACCTGGCCCCCGACGATGCGTGGGAATGGCTGGAGCGCATGGAGGCAACCTACGCGAAGGGCGTGGCCGCTGCCTTGGCACAGGTGGCCGATATCGCCGAGGACGCTGGCGGGCTTCCCGAGACGGTGGCGCTGACGTACTACCGCTCGCAGCGGGAGTACGACGAGCTGGGGCGCGACGAGGGGCCTTACGGCTTCAGGAACGCCATGACGCGCGAGGTGGGGCAGAAGCTGCGTGAGCGCGGGATAAAGGCCGTCATCGCCTTCACCGACGAGGACGCTGTGACACATGATGAATAATGGGGGAGGCCGCCTTTGCGAGCGGTTTTCCTTCCTCCGCCCACGGCGTCGCTCATGCGCCGTGGGCTTTTCTATGTTCGGGATAATTATTCACTTTTCTTTTGCCGTTCGCCGTCCGAATGCTGCCACCAAAGTTGACGGTTCGTAAAAATGAACGCGATTTCGGCGGCGACTTGAAACGCCACGCTCACAAAAGCCCAGGCCAGAGGCGATACAATTTCCTCCAATCCAGCGATGGTCGGAGGAAGGCTATGGGTTACCGGGATGCTATCGAGCTGCTGGCGCAGCGCATGGACATGTGCGAGCGGCTGGAGGCGTCGAGCATGGGGTCGGCTATGAGAGCCAGGGGTACGCCAGGGCCGAGGGCCGCTATGCGACGCAGGTTTTGGTGCGGCTGACTGGCAAGCCCTACGACGTCGTGCTTACGGACATAAGCGCGGCGGCCGAGAAGTACCGGGCGAAGCGCGAAGGCTCCCGCCCCGCTGAAGAAGGGAGGCCGAAGTAGGTTGCCGCAGCGTTCAAAAAAGATAATTTATGCGTCTGACCTGGGAAAACACTGTTCGTTAAGGATTACTTTTGGTATAATTATCCCATCAAGAAAAACAAGAAGGCCCGGGGTGGTGCCCGGGCCCAATGCCTAGGCGCGGAGGCTGGAATCCAAAAGCGCCAAGGCTGCAAAGCGAAAGGATTGTACCATGACCACAGAGGCTGTAGCAACCGAGACGTACACGGGCATGAAGAATCGCCACCAGGCGGAGTTCGACGCGTTCCCGATGGGCTATGCGTTCGGCGAGGAGCAGTTCCGCGACATGCTCGAAAAGCTGGAGTGCGGGGAAGACGACATAGCGCCCGTCGGCCCCGGCGCCTATTGCAGGCTCGAAGACGTCCACTCGCTGCGCGCGATGCTCGACAGGCAGGCGGCAGAGCTGAACGCCGCCCTCAAGGACCCGGGCTTCGCGTTCGGCGCGTTCCTGTACGAGATGGACAACCACGAGTACGCCATCAACTGGCAGGGCGATTGGGACGTGTTCGACTGCTTCGGCAACGTGCAGTACGGGCCCGGCAAGGGGCCCGACGAATACGCGGACGAATTGGGCTGGCCCTACGAGATGCGCAAGGCGTACAAGATGGCCCGATCCGAGCACATGCGCAACTTCGGGGAGTGGTAGCGATGATTTACACCTCGTACTACGGGATGCTGGGAAAGCTCAAGGCGGAGGGCATCGTCCCCATCGCGATATCGGTGGGCAAGCCGAAGGGCTGGGCGGGCGAGAGCATCGACAGCCTGGCCCCGACGTGGGCGATGCTCAAGATGGGGCCGTCGGACTACGAGCGCGCCTATAACGCCATCCTCGACCACAACGATCCGCGAGAAATCGTCCGGAACCACGTGATGGGCCGCGACGTGGCGCTGCTCTGCTGGGAGCGCGACATAAACGACTGCCACCGCAAGATGGTGGGCGAGTGGCTGCGCGAGGCAGGCTACGAGTGCGAGGAGTTCGTGCCGGCCACCCGGGACGAACTCAAGCGCAGGGCCGTGGCGGCGACGGGCCAGGGGTCGCTCTTCTGACCTGTGACACATCCGCGATAATGGATGCAACGCGGTTGTAGTTTAACGGTAGAACGTTATGCGTCCGGCATAAAGACCCAGGTTCGAAACCTGGCGGCCGCTCCAAAGATTGACCGAGGGGCACCGCGTTGGCGGTGTCCCTTTTTTCGTGTCGAGGAAGGAGCGCGATTTGGGATTCGTGAACATGGGCGCGTTCTTTGTCGGGTCGATGTACAGCGACGACAGGGCGTTCGTCCAGGCCGCGATACAGGCGGCCAGGCGCTCGGGCTACGAGCGCTTCGTCGAGCCGTGCAGCGGGCAGCTGGCATGTACGTGCTACGCGACCGACGCCGGCTTCGGCCTGCGCGAGGCGAGCGACGTCACGCTGTTCAGCGGCATACTCGGGCGCTACGCCGAGGGGCGCGGCATCGAGGACATGCAGATAGTCAGGAAGGCTACGGGCGAGCGTCTGGAAGACCCCGTCGAGGCTCTGTACGAGGTGAAGCGGCTGATGCTCCAGGGCATGGCGGGCAGCGAGTACGGCCTTCGGATGCTGCACTACTACGAGCGCCGCAGGGAGGATGAGATCGAAGCCATCCGCGCCATGGCGGACGCCGTTCGCGAGCGGGCTGCGGGCGTCAGGTACCGAGACATGGATATGTTCGCCCACCTGGCCGAGGCGTACGACGACCCGAAGGCGTTCTGCGTGGTGAACATGCCGTCGTACAAGGGCGGCTACGAAGCGAGCTACAAGGCGGTCGACGCCGCGCTCTCGTGGAATGAGCCGAGCTACGAGCTGTTCGACCCGAACGGCGGCTACCAGAAGTTCATGGACTACATAGCGGGCGCCAAGTGCCTGGTCATAAGCTACCAGGAAGCCGAGCCAGGGCACGCGCCCGGCGGCGACCCCGTCTACGGCCGAAGGGCCGGGAGGGCCGGCGCTAACAGCTACATCGTGTCCAACCGCCCGGAGGAGGTCGAAGCCATGCTCGGCCGCTCCTGCTCGGTGCAGAAGCCCGCCAAGATGGAGCCGTTCAAGGGCCACCCAATCATCCCGCCAGACTACGAAATAGGCCGCAAATCGCGCCTCACGGTATCCAGGGCCAAGCCAGAGCAGGTCAGGTACTACCGAAAGCTGCTGACTCGCAACTTCGCGCCGAGCCAGCTGTCCAGCGGGTACCTGATGCTCGTCGACGGCTATGTGGCCGGCGTGTTCGGCTACCTGACGCTGACGAACAGCCTCGACAACCAGTGCGATTCGGCGTTCATCGGCTACGCCATAGCAGCGAGCGGGGCGTTCCGAATCTCGAAGCTGCTGCATATGGTGGCATGCCAGCGCAGGGTGCTTCGCATGGAGCTGGACGACGTGCAGATGACCTCCGTGCGCAAGGTCAAGACCGCCATGATCTCGAAGTTCCCCTCGTGTTCTGAGCTGCGCGGCGTGATGAAGCTCGATTCGAGGGAAGAGGGCGGCGCCGTGGGCTACAAGCTCGTCTATTCCGCGCCGCTGCAAGACAAGACCATGAAGCAGGTTCTCTGCGAGTTCATCGACAAGGAGGAGCGATGCAAGAGGGAATCGAAGTAATCGCCGAGCTGGAAGACGGCATCTGCCTGGCGAAGGTGGAGCTTTCCGCCCTCGTCGAGCAAGACGTCAACGCCCGCGTCATGGACGACGCGAAATTCGGCCAGCTCGTCGAGAACATCCGCAAGCGAGGCACGCTGGAGCAGTTGCCGTATTGCGCGCTCACCGACAGGGGCGTCGAAATAGTCAGCGGCCACCACAGGACGAGGGCGGCCAGGCTCGCGGGCCTGAAGGAGGTCGACGTGCTGCTCGACCGTTCCAAGCTCACGCGCAGCGCGATAGCGGCGAAGCAGTTGGCCCATAACGCGATCGAGGGCGTCGACGACGAGGACATGGTGCGCCGCATCGCGGCCATAATCACCGACGTCGACGACATGCTGGAGTCAGCCATCGACCAGAAGTTCTTCGAGAAGGCCGAGCAAGAGGCCAAGCAGTTGCCGCAGGTTAAGGTCGACTGGGATTGGAAGACCGTGCAGTTCCAGTGGCTCCCCGAGGATTTCGGCGACTTCGACAGGCTCGTCGAGCAGTCGGGCAAGGCCGAGCTGGAAGGCGTCGCGCCGCTGCCGCAGTTCGACTCGTTCGTGGAGGCGCTGAAGAAGACCGAGAAGTTCTGCGACGTGAAGAATGTCGGCGTCGCGGTGTCGGTGATGGTGAAGAAGGCCCTGGGCGAGTACGGCCCCGACGATTGCGGGGAAGTCGTGCCCGTTGCCAGGGTGTTCGGCCGCGCGGCGATTCCGAAAGAGACGGCAGATAAGTTAAAAGCCCAGGTCAACGACCTGATTGACGAAGGTTTGATAGAGAACCCGTGGGAGCTGTTCGACTATGTGGCGGGGGTGAAATCCGATGGCCAAGCATAGCGGGGGCCGCCCGACGAAGTACAACGAGAAATACCACGTGCCTTGGGTGCGCAGCCTTGCCCGAAGGGGCTTGACCGTGGAGGAGATGGCCGACGCCATGGGCGTAGCCGTCTCGACGCTGTACCTGTGGGCCGACAAGCACGAAGAGTTTTCGGAAGCCTTAAACAAGTCGCGCTCAGAGGCGGATTCGCTCGTAGAGGAATCGCTGTACCGCAAGGCCCTGGGCATGACCGTGACCGAGACGAAGAAGATCGTGGCCGTCGACGACTACGGCCAGCCGAAGGTCACCAGGATAGAGACCGTCGAGCGCGAGCTTGCCCCCGATTCCACGGCGTGCCTGTTCTGGTTGAAGAACCGGCAGCCGCAGATTTGGCGCGACAATCCGAGCGACGCGAAGGCCAAGGCGGACGGCGTGTCGAATCAGGAATGGATTCGCGCCCTGGGGCTGGAGTAGCGCATGCAGGCCCTCGGCGAGAAGCAGAGGGTGCTCGCCACGTGGTGGTCCAAGGGCTCGGAGTTCGAGGGCTGCGAAGGGGTCATAGCCGAAGGCGCCATCCGCTCGGGCAAGACGTGGGCGATGATAATCGGCTTCCTGCTTTGGTCGCAGCTCCGCTTCGAAGACGCGTCGTTCATCATCGCGGGCCGTACCATAGGCGCGCTCAAGCGCAACGTCGTGAAGCCGATGCTGTTCATCGTGAGGAGCCTGCTTGGCTGGGAATATTCATACAATCGCGCCGAGGGCGTCATACGCATAGGCAGCAACGAGTACTTCCTGTTCGGCGCTTCCAGCGAGTCGAGCCAGGACGCGTTGCAGGGCCTGACGGCCGCCGGCTGCTACGCCGACGAGGCGGCGCTGTTCCCGAAGAGCTTCGTGGAGCAGATGGTGGGCCGCTGCTCCGTCGACGGCTCCAAGCTGTGGTTCAACTGCAATCCGAGCTATCCGACGCATTTCTTCAAGGAAGAGTGGGTAGACCGCTCCGACGAGCTGAACCTGCTGCACCTGCAGTTCAGGATGCCCGACAATCCCACACTGTCCCAGGCCATCATCGACCGCTACGAGCGGATGTATACCGGCGTGTTCTACGACAGGTACATCTTGGGCCTCTGGACTTTGGCAGAGGGCATCGTGTATCCGGGCTACCTGGATGCATTCGAGCCGACGTGGGGCGGCGAAGCCAAGCGATGGGCCGTCTCGTGCGACTACGGAACCCAGAACGCTTTCGCCGCGCTCAAGTGGGCGTTCGACGGCAAGGCGTGGCATGTCGTGGAAGAGTACCGCTACAGCGGCCGCGACACTGGGCATCAGAAGACCGACGAGGATTACGTGGCCGACATGCGCAAGTTCACCGAGGGGTTGCCCAGTGACGCGCCGTTCATAATCGACCCCAGCGCGGCCAGTTTCATCGCAGCCATGCGCAGGGCTGGGTTCAAGGCTCGGCAGGCTCGCAACGCCGTCGACGACGGAATACGCGAGACGGCGGCGTGCATGCAGTCGGGCATCGTGAAAATCTCCGACGAATGCGCCGAGCTCAAGAAGGAATTCGCCGGCTACGTTTGGGACAAGAAGGCCGATGGCGACAAGCCCGTGAAGGAGAACGACCACCTGATGGATGCGCTGCGCTACGGCGTGGCGACGCTGCGCATGTGGAGGCCGGTCGAGGAGTACGTTCCCGCGTTCACCGTGCGGGCGAGGTAAGGAGGGCGCATGCCCGGTTCGTTGGTCACATTCCAGGATTTCGAGAAGGCGAAGGACAAGGCGGCCTGGGTGGCTTCGGCCATCGAGGCGCACAAGTGCGGCGGCATGTACAAGGAGGCCGTCATCGCCGACAGCTACTACCGCTGGGAGAACAAGACGCTCTCGGAGTTCGTGCAGACGCTCTACGACCTCACGGGCCAGAAGTTCGTCGACACCACGTCCAGCAACATGAAGTTGCCGAGCAGGTTCTTCTACCGGTTGAACACGCAGCGGTGCATGTACTCGCTGGGCAACGGCGCGGGGTTCTCGAAGGACGCCACGCTGAAGCAGCTCGGCAAGGGCTTCAACAGCAAGCTGCAGGCGTGGGGCACCTACGCGCTCATCCATGGCCTGGCGTTCGCCGTTTGGGACGTCGACCACATCGACGTGCGCAAGGTCACCGAGATGGTGCCGGTCTGGGACGAGTACGACGGCTCGCTGCGGGCCGCTATCTATTTCTGCCGAATCGGCCCCGAGTACCCCATGAGCGCGATGCTCTACGAGGAGGACGGCTTCACGAAGTACCGCGAGGGCGAGGGCGGCTTCGAGGAAATCGAGCCGAAGCGCGGCTACAAGGTGACCATCTCGAAGGTTCCCGCGACGGGCCTGGTGACGGAAGTGCTCGAAGAGAACTACACGAGCCTGCCCGTGGTGCCAATGTGGGGAAGCGAGTTCAAGCGCTCGACGCTGGTCGGCATGCGCGGGCATATCGACGCCTACGACCTCATCAAGGCGGGCTTCGCGAACGACACCAACGATTGCGCGCAAATCTATTGGATCGTCAAGAACGCGGGCGGCATGCAGACCGAGGACCTGCTGAAGATGCGCGACCAGCTAAAGCTGCTGCACATCTTCAACGCCAACACCGACGACGCGGGCGATGTGCAGCCGTACGCGCAGGATGTTCCCTTCGGCGCGCGCGAGGCCCTGCTAACCCGCATCCGCCAAGACCTGTACGACGACTTCGGGGCGCTCGACGTGCACACGCTGCAGGCGGGCAACACCAACGACCACATCGACGCGGCGTACCAACCGCTCGACGAGGAGGCCGACAAGTTCGAGACGCAGGTCGCCGATGCCCTGCGCGCCTTGCTGGCCGTGGCGGGCATCGACGACGAGCCGAAGTTCACTCGCAACCGGGTGAGCAACGTCAAGGAGCAGGTCGAAATCGTGCTCTCCGAGGTCGAGTACTTTGACGACGAGACGATTCTGGAGAAGCTTCCGAACGTGACCGCCGATGAGGTGAAGGAAATCCTGAGGCGCAAGGACGCCGAGGCCGCCGAGAAGATGGCGATGCTGCCGCCCGCCTTGCAGCAGAACGCGCAGCGGCCCGACGAGGGCGAGGAAGAACCCGAGGAATAGCCCATGAGCGACCAGGCCCACGACTACGCAGAACGCAAGATAACCGAGTTCCAGGCCGAAGTGTGGGAAGTTTACCAGCAGGCCCAGGCCGACGCCCAGGAAGCGCTGGCGAAGTTCCTGAAGCGCTTCGAGAAGGAGGACGCCAAGCGCCGAGAGCTCGTGGAAAAGGGCGAGATGACCAAGGCCGAGTACAAGTCTTGGCGCTCGGGGCAGATTCTGCGCAGCAGGCAGCTGTCGAGCACTCTCGACCAGGTTTCGCAGGCGATGGTGAACGCCAACCAGGTGACAATGGCGGCCCTGGCGGGCAAGCTGCCCGAGGTGTACGCCGAGAATGCGAACTATTCGGCGTTCTGGGTGTGCAAGGAGACGGGCCTTGCGGTGGGGTTCGATTTGGTCGATCCCGACACGGTGCAGCACATGCTCACTGCTGGCGAGACGCTGTTCATGGCCCCGGGCGTGAACGTCGCCAAGGACAAGCTGTGGAACCGCAAGCTGATGGCTTCGCAGCTGACGCAGGGCGTGCTGCTTGGCGAGTCCATCCCGAAGATGGCGCGGCGCGTGCAGCGCGTGACGGGCAGCAACTACGCCGCCGCCGTGCGCACCGCCCGAACGGCCGTCACGGGGGCCGAGAACGCGGGGCGCGTCCACAGCTACAAGCGCGCTAAGGACATGGGAATCAAGCTTCAGAAAGAATGGCTCGCCACGCTGGACGGCCGCACGCGCCACAGCCACAGGCAGCTCGACGGCCAGAAGATTCCCAACGAGGATGGAGCGAAATTCGACAACGGCTGCCGCTACCCGGGCGACCCGCAGGGGCGCTATGACGAGATTTGCAACTGCCGCTGCACTTTGGTCGCGGCTATCGAGGGCGTGGACACGAGCGATGCCGAGCGTTGGAGCAGGCTCCCCGAGGGCATGACCTACGAGGAATGGAAAAACGAACTCGCTCTCAAACCGCAGGGCAATTACAGGGTTGGAAAACAATCGAAATCGCTCGGCGCGGCGAATCTCGATTTAGACAAGTCGTTTCCTGAAGTAAGACTTCCGAAGAAGGAGTATGCTTCTGTCATGTCGGCAATCAACGCGAATTATGCAAGTCTGCATGAGGGGCAGATAATCAGTCAACAAATCGTAGACCAGGATGATGGGGCCTATTTGTACTCGTTCCTGGTTGGGGATTTCAACGAGTATCGAATCATCGACAAGGAGCGCATCGAATGAGAAAAAGCGGATTCTCGAAAAAGCTTGAAGCTTACGCGGCATCTCTCGAAGACGCGCATGAGGCGTTTGTACTTGCAATGTGGATGGTTCCCCAGAAGCACGGTGTAGATAAGGAATTTTGGTTATGGGTTGATAAGAACAAGCCTAATCGAAATGACATGTCGGTGAAATGCTATGAGATTTCGATTGCCCGCAAGTAATCCAAGGCCCGCCTCGGCGGGCTTTTCCTTTGCTGTGACCGATGCGCCACAATGCCCTCAGAGCCCGCGCGGTTCGAGGCAAAGGGACCGCAACCCTTGCCACGCGGGAAGTCGAAGCCATTCGCGATACGTTCGGTTTGGACGGCGGGCAACCATGGCCGGGTAGCTCCCGGCCATGCGCTTATAAGGAGGGGTCAGAATGGGCGTCACCGTCAATCAAGACAACCGCGAGCAGTGGGCACGCATGTTCAACCAGGCGTTGACCAAGGGGCTTGAGGAAGTCGGCCTGACTGCCGAAGGGTACGCCAAGAAGAAGTGCCCCGTCGATACTGGCAGATTGCGCAACAGTATCACGCACGTCGTGAGGGCGAGCGAGAAGGCCGTCTACATCGGAACCAACGTAGAATATGGGCCTTACGTTGAATTGGGCACGCGCCACATGAAGGCGCAGCCGTATCTCCGTCCTGCGGCGTCTGGGCACCAGGGCACCTACCGAGCAATCCTCAAGAAGAACCTGGGCGGCTCGTAAGAGCTAAAACGTTCCTGTTTTTAAGTTTGAGCGCGAAAATCAGCGGCAAAACGTTAAAAATCCCCTGAAATCGATATAAGAAGCGACCACTACGGCCGCTTTTTCTGTTTTTAAGCGACCTGTGACCCAAAGCGCAAACTAGTGCCATCGGCCAGCGAGGAACGGCT